TTAAAACGGTTTCACACCGCTATTAATATCACGTTGAATTTGCTTCCACATTAACGATGGCCGGCTCACCTTACCATCAACTGGTGTACCTAATTTACGCTGCATAGCCCGATAAGTAACTGGGCCGAAGTAACCGTCTTGCTTAACGCCTAAGTGCTTCTGAATTACTCTAACAGTCGCTGATGGTTTACTAATCTTGCCATCTTGATATCGCATACCGTACAGCTGCTGTAATTTTAGGTATGTGTGATAACCCGGAATACCGTCAACGGCAATCTTATTAGACTTAGCTGCATTTTGAGTAGCAACATGAGTCGTCTGTGCGTTACTGATTACGGCATTCTTGTCGGTGTTAGCCGTGTAATAGTTATCGTACAGTTGACTAACGTCATAGCGCCCTGACAAGCCTGTAAAGGTCATTGTGGAGCTAAATTGCCATGCGTGGTTGTCAGTATACCGATCAGTTGTGACGTGGTATGGATAATAGGCAATCCAACCCGATCCACTAGCAACGGTCATCTTAGTGTTAACCCAGCTACCCATCGTGTAAATATCACACCGATAACCGGCTTGCTGAACAACTTGAGCGAATGCTTGGTTCGCTTGGTCATTAGTTTCCTTTGACACGCCGGATTGTGCTGAACTCTCGGCATCTGTTACAATCACCGATCCAATACCTAGGCCGTCAACTTGCGCCTGTTGGACCGCATGGCGTGCTTCGGCTTGTGCAGTGACCACCGAATTATAGCGGGCAAAATGATAACCATTCGTATATAGTCCGGCTTGACTAGCGTCTGCAATATTGGCCTTAGCAGTCGAGGCATTCCACGTTTGACCCTCGGAAATCTTAACCGTGACAGCCTTGATCCCGTAGTTATTACGTAGATTGGCAAACTGTTGTGTAGTTAAAGACTGCCCGTTGTTATTGTAATCAGACACGTCTAACATATCGGTGCGTGCCGCGTGGGCTGTTCCACCAATGCCGATCACTACTAAAAAAGCCACCGCCGAAGCGATGACTAATTGTTTAATCTTATTCAATTAGGTTACCTCCTATTTTAATACGTCTTCTGGAGCCGGTGTCCAAGGTGTAGCAATAGATCCTTTTTCTAATTTAAGATGACTTAGGGTTCCAGTCCCAGAACCAGAAAATTGAATATATCCTGAGCCTTCCTTGATGCTTGTTATGTTTTCTGGTACTACAAATGTCCCTGACATTCTTTCTGAGCCTGAATCATTATTAGGAGAGTACCATGCGCCATGCCATGATGGGCTACCTGCTGTTATTCCTATCTCCCACCCTATACGGTTTTTACCGCTTCCTTTAACAAACCCGTGATATTCATAGTCAAATGAGAACGTTACAGTTTCCCCTTCTAATCCTTTAAATAGGGTTAGCTGATCATCATTAGTTTCATTTGAAATGTAACCTGATACCCCTGATCCAGATCCAGTTAAAATTTTATCCGTAGTACCTGTTAACAGATTTCTACCATAAACTTGCTGGCCATCGCTGAACACCTTGTCTACTGCTACGCCATCAACAACGCATACTTTTCCATTGATCATTGACATTTAATCACCCCTTAATAAAGTAGACGCCGGACTTGTCGGTCAGTGAATCATACTGTGATTGGGTGACGACCTTGATTACTGCATCATCACCTTTGTCACCTTTGTCGCCTTTGTCTCCTTTGTCACCTTTGTCACCTTTGTCACCCTTGAAATAGCCGCTAGTCACCTTACTTTGCAAATCCTTTTGCAGATCGTCGAACTTAGCTTCGAAATCAGCTAGGGTGAGCGTTGTAATTACAGTTGATGTCGCTGCCATAATGTTTTTCTTGATTGAAAAACCGATTACACTTGGATAACTTGTATCTGGATAAATAGCTGTATTTCCCTGAGTGTCATCAATCCAGACTTCTAGTAAATACTGTCCAGCAGGCAATTCGCTAGAAATCTTACTGTCGATAACGACATCAATTCTGCCGTCGGTTGGGTGTATTAAATCGGAAACAGCTACATTAATTTCCGTTAGAAAACCTGCTGTATTACCGATCTTAACTGTGATCGACGAGGCTCTGGACAAGTCCACAGGCTGATCTAATTCGGTTACTCGTAGTGAGAGAGTGTCACTAGAATCACCTAACTTAATCGACTGTGGACTATCGCTCGTGAAATTTAAATTGCGCATATTAGTCCTCCTTATTGAGCTTGTGTGAGGCTAGTTACCTTTGCTTGCGCGGTTGCTAAATCAGCTTGCGCTTGTCGTAACGCTGCTGCTTTTGCTTGGGCATCGACTTGTTGGGCTGTCTTTTGCGGATAAGCAGCTTCAATCGCTTGCTTTGATTCAGCGAATTGTTTTTCAACCACATTGGCAACAGTTGTTTCATCGGCCGTAGTGAAACCTAGCTTTTTGAGTTCTGCTAGGACATAGGCGACGGCTTTAGACTTCTTCGCTTCACTCGTGAGGTATTCCGTTACTCCAGCTTGTTCGGCAAGAACTACGCCTGTTTTTGCCAGCGGCTCGGCAGTTTGCAGTAAGCTAACCACTTTCTTGTTAGCTAGTACATGCTTAGTGACAAAGCCCCCAATGACAGGGACGACGACAACGAATAATGACACGAGTAAATCAGTAATATTTTGGACGTTCATAATTAATTCCCTCCTTATTTCATCAAAAAGTTCTCTACAATAAATAACGCGACCGGCAAAATAATCGCCACCCACATTGTGCGTGACCACCACTGACTATTTGATTTTAAATCCTTAATATCAGCTTCATTCTGCTTGGCTAGTGTATAAGCTTCATCGGCTTTTTTAGTGGTTTCATTGACACCACTAGTATTAGTTTCGACCTTTACTAGGCGTTGCTGAATATCCATCAATAAATCAATCACATTTACGTCTTCTTTATCAGCCAAGACCTCATCTACTTTCTTCCAAAATAAAAAGGACTAGGCTGTGTAGTCCATCCCAGTAATTTCTTTATATTGATCGGCTGTGATACTGCCAGCAACTACATAGCCTTTGATATCACAGCCCCATGTGTACATTTGTTTGATAAAATCGATGCTCATTATTGTGTACCTCCTTGAGTAGTGTCACTTGCTGTATCAGCCGAGCTTGCTTGGCCAGTAACAGTTGATTCAGCAGATGTAGTTTCAGCCGTTGAAGCTGGCGCTGTGTTTGCTTGTGCTAGTTGAGCTGATACGCTAGCCAATTGTTGACCTAACTCATTGATTGCCAGTTGTTCAGCTGACGGTGTTACTGGGTTCTCTTTAAGGTACTCGACTTGAGCAGTGTCTTGTGATGCCTGCCAAGTTGCTTGGTCAGTACCCACCCATGTATTTCCATTCCATGTAATTGGTGTATACAAGCCATCTACAGGCTTAACCTCCGTTTCACTTGCTTGTATTACATAATTATCATCCACTAGCTTAGAGCCAGTAAACATGTTTGATGAATCATACAGATATACTGCTTTTGTCAAAATTAATCATCCTTCCTATTGTTTGCTTGTAATCATCAGCATGTTAACCCAAGTACCACTACCTGCATCCAATGAATCGCCATTGTAGAGAACCAGGTCAAGTGTCCCATCAGTATTTAACTGGAATAAGCCAGTTGCTGATTTAACATTGGCCCCGCCAATTGTCGGCAATCCATATGCTTTAATCACTACATCCGGAAATTGAGCGACATTCACCTTTCCATTAGCGGCAATTGTTCCACCACTAATGTAGCCATTAATACAGACCATTTTCACGGTCCCGAACGTCAAGATTCGGTAACTCAATGGGTTGATGCTGTCCATCTTGAATCCGTTAAGCATAGTAATTCCAGAGTTTGTCCAACCTGTGTCACTAATTGAGTTGGTTTCGATGAAATTATTAAGGTCTGAACCCCAGCCAGATTTTGAAATATCAATTGCCATTATTGTGTACCTCCTAAAATTAAGCTTGTGGAATTAATTGTGTTAATCGTTCCTCCATGGATGTCCAAGGATAGACAGTAAATACCATCATTAAGATAGATGTGTTTGCTGTTAGCTGCCAAGGTGGCCGTGGTGGCACTGGTAAACTGAAAACCACTGTCTTGCAGTAATATCTCTGACGAATTTACCAGTAAATTGTAGTTGCTACTGCCAATCGCATTAGTTTTAACATGAATTTGAAAGGTTTCTTGGCCACCGGCTGGTTTATCAGCCTCTTGTGGCACCCCAAAACCATAGGTATACATAGTCCCTGTAAAGTATGGCTGTTCACCATCGGTACTAGTTAAGTTCGCGGTGACTGCTAATTGATTAGCAATCGTGAGATAATTGGTGAGTTCTTCTTGCAAACTAGCTACTGGCGTGTCTTTGATCGCCTCAAGTATGGCCTTGATGTCTTCAATCGTTGCATCAACTTGGAGCTGACGTAGATAATTAACACCATCGTTATAGTCATGTTCTAATGCACCAATTGTTTCGACTGCTCGGACAAGGGCTTCACGAACGTCCACACCGTAAGCCTTGTTAGCAATCCATGTAGCCAACTGTAATACTTCTGCGGATAGCTGCGACTGATCAATCGTATTGACCGTCTCAATATGCGTATAATCTCGATATTGTGACACTTTAATTCTCCTCTCTATTAAACAAAGGCTTCATTGTAACTGTAATCGATGTCCAAACTAAGCCCATTAAAGGTGTCTGCAGATTGCCAAGCATCGCAGGTGTTTGGCTTAGTAGACCCCCATGCGGCGACCCAACGATAAACTGCCCGCGTATCTGCAAAAGTAAATCTGTCCCCGGTAAACCATGATTCAGAGGCATAGATACATGTTTGGGTATAGCCAGCATCGGTTAAGACTTTGAAGAATGCAGCTAGTTCACTTGTGAGTGTTGCTTCATCCTTACTTAGCCCACTAGCTTCCACATCACAAGCCACAATTGTACTTTTGCCAATGTTTCGGGATTGTAGTTCTTCCAAGAAGTGTGTTGCTTCTGCGGTCGCATTAGCTACCGAAGATGCTGTAAAGTAGTGAAATGCCCCGATATATTTCATGCCCGCACTGATCACATTGGCTTTTTGACTGTTGAAAATAGGATTGGTGTAATTTGTTCCACTATCACTGCCTTGAGTTAGCTTAATCATAGCGCCTTTAACACCCTTACCATACAGACTGGTGTACCAACTAGCCGCTTGATCAGTCGTTGAGGTCGTTCCATTATTAGACGATAGATCAACAAACATACTGCCCGCTGTCCAATTTTCACTATTATTTTGTAAGTCTTTAACTTGTTGCTGAAGCTGGGCAATTGTAGCTTGCATTGTCTTATCAGTTTCAGACAAAGTGGTCGTTGTATTCGACAGTGCTCTAGCTGTATTGCTTACAGTAGCGACTTCGTTTGATAAACTTGCGATCTTAGCTTTCTGAATAGTAACCAGCCTGTCTAAGTTAACTGATTGTGCCCGCTGGTAATCCAGAATTGTCTTTGCAGTGTTATTAAGCGTGACGTCTGTTTGCTGGGTACTATCAAAAGGATAGTATTGATACTCTAAAACTTGCACATGAGTCGTGTACCCAACTGGTCGTATTTCCAAGCGTCTAACTTCGCCGGCAATCGGCTTACTTAATTGGTCACTCTTAATCTCAATTGACAAACTAGGCTCTGGAATCATCTGTGTTAGCGCGTAAATACGCATCGCATTAGCGTCTGTAAAGCATTCATCCGAGATGTCATCTCCACTGTGAATTCCCCAATTAGCAATGCTGCCCATGTCTTGTGCGATAAAGGGATCAAAGTAATACTGAGTGATATCTGTATTAGTATCATCATCAGAACCGTCATCAGATATAGATGTATCGACTGTTTTACCAAAACACTTAACCGAATTCACGATTCCCGTTGAATCATAAGTTAGCATAACTTCTTGAGTGTTATATAGATAGTCAAGACGATTACCGTAGTCTTTGCCAAAACTATCTGCCGAGTAAACCCTGATTTGCTTATTATCGGGATAAATAACTGCAGTTGGCCACGCACTAATAATTTGGCTTAGCATATCTTGCCCTGAGTTATTACCCAAGTCTGTAATTTGTGCACTATCAAAGTTCCCGATTACTTGATAGGTATACCCCATCGTATTACAAGAACTGTCGTCAAGGTAAAAAGAAAGAACGTCAGCCACTGAGTAGGTTAACGTTCCTGTCCTAGTATTATATTGTCGAATTCGTGATATTTCCGCGTAGACGTGTGTAGCTACAATTGCCGCAGTCGTTAACCCATTGGAGTAATCAGGAGTGAATTGTTTGATGATAAATTCTTGGTTGTTCCAGTACAAGCTGGCTTCCACGCTCAAGCTATTGTAAGCAACCGAGCCATCATCATAAACAGTTAGTTGTAATTCCCACGTACTATTAGATTGCCAGTGCTCATAAAACGAGCTATTAACAATACAATTAAGCGGGATTTCATTTGAGCCATTGTGAGCTTTTACTAACAACTTGTCCAACTACTCACCCCCCTTAACCTAGGAATACATATGGAAAACTGAAAGTAACATCGAAATCAGAAGACCCACCAATCGCAATATTATTCTGCCCAACGTCTAGCGACAGCGTATTGTAGTCTGTACTGTCAGTTGCTAGCTCATTATTGACGTAAGTATTAATACCATCAATCAATACCGTATCACTCTTATCTAGCGTTTTACTGAGCGTCCAGCTACTGCCATTCGTGTGATTGAAAATAGATAGTTGTGACCCATAATAATGAATTTTTACCTTAAAATCGTGATGCTGGTAATAGGGGTCAATCTTAACGTCACCGCCATTTAAAACATTGATTGAACTGTTAGAAGTGAAGTAGTCATCAGCGTCTTGAATCGGAATATTATATCCCAGCGGATAGTCGTCAAAAAGATCATCCATATTATCAGTTCGCAGGTTGCTGTACTTATAGCCTGTCGGATTATCGAAAACAATACTAAACAGGCTGTCTAGTGCGCCGTCTTCGGTTACTTTGATGTCAAAGCTATTTGAGTGGACATACATCACCATATTGGGTTGTGTGTCAGTTCGTAGGCGGATTGCTTGTCGATTATCAAATAATTGATAGACCCGATTTTTAATTCCTTGGAAATTCCGCCAGTCAGAAAAGTGCATGATGAAATTAGCCGTTATACTGCTTTTATTGAACACGGTGTAATTGAAGATTGACCCATCAACACCACTATTGTCTGTATACGCATTTGTCAAAACCGGTGACATATCTAGCCCCAAAAAGTGAACTTCTGGTATTTTATCCTGTAGCTCAAATTCAGGGTCATGCCCCACTTGAATATATAGTTGTGCCTCGATCTGTAACGCCCTCCTTTATATACCCGTCCAATTTTGTTTGCTTAAATCAAGAGCTTGTTGCTTGTAATTTTTCTGCTGGTCAAATGTCCCAATTCCTTTAGTAGCCATAATCTGATCAGCGTTCAATCCAATGATGGTTTTCAGCATCAGTGCCATCTGATTGACTACATTCGTCAATTCTTCAACCTTTTGTGCCAATCCTGAATCATACGATCCCTCCACGGCTTGTCGCGCTTCTTTTAATAGCATGCTGGCCCGTGAATGCTGTGCGGGATCGGTTGGAATAACGTATTCTGGTTTATTGTGTTCTGCTAGCTCAACCATTTGGTTGGTTGATACTAAGCCACCCGTTGCCATCTGTTTGTGCCCTGTTGGCCCCCAACCACGGCGCTTACCTAACGGCGCTAAATCCTTGTGCCAGTTAGAATCATTTAAAACAGCCATAATTTGGTCTAGTGCACTATGAATGTTGGCATGTCCCTTAACTGCCCACGATTTCCAAGTGCTTAACTTATACTGCATTAATCCAACTGGCCGCCCAGTACCATCGTGATCATCAATACCGCCGCCTTGTGCAGGGTTAACCGTCGATTCAACCATTGCTTGCCAATAAAGTCTCTCAATATCACTGGCAGATAACGACTGGTGCATCAATAATGCTGCATGGTGCGCTACTGATGTAAAATCACCCATGCTCATTTTTCCAGCTTTAGAGTTCCCATCGCCGCCGCCCAAATCATCAAATGCTTTTTTGAGTTTGTTCAAGGCTTGTGCAACACCGTCAGTAATCTTATCAGTCATTCCACCAGAAAGGCCGCGTTGCTCTGATCCAACACCCGAAACACTGTTAATGTCGAATGTGCTGCTTACAATCTGTTTTAGACTTTTAAGCGGATCAGTAATTTTTTCTAGTGCTTCCGATGCAGTATCACTAATTTTATCCCAAACACTGGAAGCACCACTGCTAACACTTTTTATGAATGAGTCAATATCAGAAGTGCCATCGGCGTAGCCAGGCAGATGATTTTTATATTGCCCGCTCATCAGTTTTCTGGTGTCATTAGCATTTAAAATCTGTTCACCCGGTCTGACATCTACAAATTCAGGACCATTAACACCTAAGAAATCAACTTGGCCAGAATACGGCTTGTAACGTGCTTCTACTCCCGCTTCACCAACTAACGCCTTACTTGCTTGCGTAATAGCACCACCAGTTGAATAAGCACCAATAGTGGCTTGCGAATATGAATAAGCAGACTTACCTGCATCAATCGTTTTTACTCCAAACGGCTTCGCAATCTTATTAAAGAAATCAGCAATCTTAGACCAAATACTTCCAGTACCTTCACCTTGCTTCTTGTTAGCTTCCATTGAGCTATTGGCCTGGTTAACTGCATGAGTGACGACACCTTTTGATTGTTCTCTAGCCGCGCCTTTCACTTGATCACGTTGATTTTCAGCCTTTGAAATAGCATTTTTGCGTTGTGTTTCAGCCTTATCTGTAACGCTTTTTTCTTGATCCGAAGCATGTTGGTACGTCTTGTTCAGTTGATCGAGTGCTTCTTGGGTAACTTTTTCTCGTTGTTGCTTGGCATAACCTTTGTTACCTTTATATTGACGGTCCGCGGCAGCAACGGTTTCTTTATATTGTCGATCTGCAGCACTGGTGACACTTTCATATTGTTTCTTTGCGGCAGCCGATTTGTCGCTGTATTCTTTGTTAGCTAGCGTTTTGGTTTTGTCGTACTCTTTTTGTGCCGCATTAACCGCACTTTGAAGCTGCTTGTTGGAAAGCTTGCCCTTCTCATCAGTCAACTTCTTAATGATCTTCAATTGCTTATTAGATTCATTCTGAATCTTACCAGTTAAAGTTGTGTGTAATTTGGCTTCTTTAGCACTTGTCTGCGTAGCGCTTTTAATCCTAAGTTTATCAAGGGCCGCATCTTTCTTGTTTTCTTCCCTTTTGAGTGCCGCCTTCTTGTTAGCAATATCCTTTTGTACTTGATACGAAGCCTTGCCGTACCGTTGTTCATCAATCGCAATCTGGTTATTCCATTTTTTACGTGTTTTGCTTTCCGTAGAATTCCACTTGTTAGTTAAACTGGCTTTTTGCTGCGCATAATATTTAGCAATTGCATTTTGATCAGCATCCGACAGCTTTTCGTACCTATTGCGTTCACTGCCCTTCTTCTTAACCGCAGCTACTTGCTTAGCATACTCTGCATCCGTCATATTACCTGTCTTATGCAGTTCTTTTAAATCTGCTAAATCTTGTTTTTGTTTCTTAGAGTAATAAGATTTGTAAGTTTTTTGTAGATCATTGAGTGCTTTCTTGGTGCTTTCCGTCTTAACTTTTGGAGCAGTGACTGATTTACCACTTAAAGCATGGCTAAGCTTAGCAACAATGTTGCTTGCAGTTTTACTACTACCGATCTGATCACCAATAGCAGCGCCCCAAGCAGCACCCACTGGTCCGCCAAAGGCAAACCCAATACCACCACCAATTAAAGTACCAGCGGTCGTTCCAACCGCCTTATACTTGGCGGTGGCTTTGCCAGATGTGACAGCTTTAGTAACACTACTTCCAACGTCCCAAGCAGTTAATGCAAGCCCAGCACCTGTGACGATTCGTGTACCAAGTGACTTGCCCAGTAATGACCATTTACTACTTGACTTGCCAGCCGTCTTTTCAACATCACCGACAACGTTTGTTGCTTCGCTTGCTCCGGTTTTAGCCGTTGTAGCCTTTCCCGCGGTTCCTGATACAGAAGTACCACCAACATCAGCAGCTGCTTCTTTTGCGACGGCTAATTCTTGGTATTCTTTAGTTTGTAAGCTAATCAATTTATTTTGTGCAACAATCGCTTTTGTTTCGGCTGACTGAATTACACCCAAAGATTCCATTGAACGAATAAAAGTGGCCACTTTATTAGTGACCCACATAGCCCCAAGAATTTCAGCAAACGTTTTAACTGTTCCAATATGTTCTGCCGCAAATTCACCGATTTTTAAAAAGCCACCGGCAACCTTAGCAGTTGCAGTAGCAGTTTTATTAATACTCCTTTGAAAATCTTCATCTGCAAACATTTTAGACATCTTGTTCGCAGCATCAGTCATGTATGGCAACATTTTTGAACCAAACATAATGGTTAGATTCGACCATGCTTGCTTGAAACGTGCTTCTGATTGTTGTGCAGTTTCAGCGTTTTTTTGCGCTAATGTCTGTACATAAGTTCCTTTATCGCCAGCTTTTTGAACCTTATCAGTTAACTCCGATAATTCCTTGTTATTGGTCGCAAGAATTTGTGCCGCAGTCATTCCAGTAGCACCAAAAATAGCCTTGAATACGGCGGCCTGTTGCGCACTACCTAAGTTTTTGGTGTGGCTTTCAATGGTTCCCATAATACTAGACAAGCTCTTAAAATTCCCGTTTGCATCCTTGAAAACATTGGTCGAACTGATACCAATACTCTTTAAAGCACTTGTTGCTTGAGCTGATGGTTGAGCTAAACTAACAATGGCTTTTCGCAAACCAGTCCCGGCTTTATCTGCTTCAAGGCCGTGATTACTAAGTTCCCCCATTGCCGCACTAGTTTCTGACAGCTTGAATCCGGCGTTATGAGAAACATCACCAACGTATTCCATGCCTTTTCCTAATTGTTGAAAACTAGTAGCTGTTTCATCGGCTGAATATGACAACTCATTAACTACTTTTTTAGAGTTTTTAGTCATCTTCGCGGTATTCTCAGTTCTCATTCCAAAGGAATCAATCGTTTGAGCAGAAACAGATACAACGTCGTTGAAATCGTCTCCAGACGCGATACTTGCTTGAAGCATTGATTTCATAGCACCTAGCGCTTCTGTCGAAGTATATCCTCGCTTTGCAAGCTCCAAGTATTGCTCGGAAATACTCTTTTGAGATTTACCATACTCAACAGAATATTTTGCTCCGTCTTTTTGCATTTTAGCAACATTCTTCGTTACTTCAACTTGCTTTTCGCCGTTTGTAACTAAGTTATTAGATATTAGTTTATACTCACTTTGAATTTCAGACGCTTTCTTAGCGCCTGAAAGCATTGCTGCCCCCACAATTCCAACACCGATACTAGCCCCAATAGCGGCTGATCTAATACTGGTGAAACCGCTTTTTACTTTGCCTGCGGTGGCAGACATAGCATCACGCATTTTAACTTCTTGTGTCGTCATGCCACCAACTGTATGACTTAAACTCTTAATTTGAGTTTCGTTAGTTTTATATTCGGCAGTTAAACTATTAACACGAATAATCTGTTTTTGATATTCAGATGACGTCTCACCATATTCATTTTTGAGCTGACTAAGGCGACCTTTTTCAGCTTGTAGTTGTGCATCCATCTTTTGGTGAACATCAACTAGGCCGTTTAGCTTAGCCTTTTGTGCACTCCACGTCTTACCTTCGGCTTCCAAAACAGCGACATAGCCTTGGTTAACCTTAGTTGCCATAGACGTTGCTTCTTTTAATTGAAGCACACCCGATTTTTGTAAATTAACGGCATCGCTAGCACGCTTCTGTTGAGCTTCATAAGACGACAGTTGCCGATTGGATGACTGAATCTGTTTTTCTAATTTAAGATAAGCGTCAGCATCTTTTTGTGTAATATTGGTTTCTTCGGTACGTTTTGTCTTTAATTCAGTTAACTTATTATTTAGTTCATCATACTTTTGCTTATTTCCAGATAACGATGTGTCTAAACTAGACATTTCTTGACGAACTTTGGAAATTTCAGCGTTGTATTTTTCAAACGTTCGAGCGGTTTCTTGATTGACATTGATTAGTCCCCGCTGGCGTGTTTCTAATTCCGCAATTTTTTGCTTTTGGATATCGATAACGTTACTCAGGCCATTGTATTTTTCTTTAGCTGCACCTAAGTAGTCTCCGGAACTTTTCAGTGCTATCTCTTGAGCTTTCCACCCACTAGTAACACCCGTAATGGCATTTTGAAGTCCTTTTAGAGAGCCAACGGCTTGTACACTATCCAAACTAATTCGCGTTGCTATTTCTTCTTGTACTTTACCCATTGGTTACCCTCCTCGCATCCTTCTGTGTGCCTCACCTGATGACATGACCCGATCTTCACGTGGCTTAGCTTGCATCAGTTCCAAAAGCTCAAAGAAATCCTCTTGCCCAAATTCACTGGGCAGCATTCCCGCTTCCATCAACAAATGCTGTTTAAGATAGAGAAAATCTTCACGCTCATTTTTAGCTTTTACTAATTCACGCCGATAGCGTGCTAACCTTTTTTTGGGTCTTCGTCCTCGTCAATCTCGGCGTCTAAAATAATTTGGGGATCATAGTCGGGGCCTTCGTTAACTCGCGAAATCAAATAATAAGTAAATGCTCCTAAACCTTCCCCATCAAGACTCTTTCGAGCAGTTTTTAACTGTTTAGCATTCAAGCCTAAAACTTCTTTAATAAATTCGAAAGCTGTGTCAGTAAAGCCTTGATCTTCTTTTTCCTCTTCAAGCGATTTTTGAGCATTTTTTAGTTGGATTTTAAGCTCTTCTAATTCTGATAGTTCTTTTTGACCATCTTCCTTACCCGCTTGTTCAGCCAATTCTTGTTGTTCAGCAATTTTTAGATTGTACTTAAGGTTTCTGATGTTGGCCTCTTTCATTTTAATAGCCATGTTAGAGGCTAGATCGTGATTATAGATAGATGTAAAAACTTCGATAGGTTCTTCAATTCCAATCATTTTGGCATTGATATTAATTTTTGGCATTGCTAATTCCTCCTAAATTTTATGTATACAAAAAGCCGCCATAAGCGGCTTGAATTATGTTTAATTAGTCTTATGATCCTGATCCAGTTGTACCAGTTGGCGCCACGTACCCGCCAAAAACTTCCTCACGCATAGCGGCTTCATCAAAACCAGAATCCGCACTGTAATAATATTTGTACGGCCGTTGTACACCTTGATCATCAACGAATACGGTTGAGCCAAGTGGATCAAGTGCGTCATATTCAAACGTCCCGTTGTAGTCGACTTCGGAATTAGTGTTAGTCCCATGATTATGAGCCACTTCGATCATTTCACCATTGGCAAAACAGTCGTAAAATAGGTTTCCTTCAAAATCATAAGAAGCTACAATAATCGCTACATGAGGTTTCTTAGTACTTGATAGCACATAACCGCCCTTCCCATCGGAAACATAGCCCTTCATTTTGGCCATGACAGAACCGTCCATATCTAACATTGTTAGAGCTAAAGATGGTGTCTGTGCACCGTGTGCCATACGCTTTGTTTTCCCATTAGCGTATTGAGGCGTTCCTTTTTCTTCCAATCCAGTGATATTAGCTGTCGTAGCACCTTCACCATCACCATCGGCATGGTAAATACCTGTTGTTGATAGACCTTTGACAGCGTCCGTGATAATCTTGCCGTTATCGTCTAAATTTGCAAATTCAACCCATGCAATGTCTTTAAAACTTACTCCTACTGGCATTTAAAGCCCTCCTTTAATATCTTTGACAAAATAAAAGACCTTGCACCATTGCTTAGTGTCCGGGTCTTTAATCCTATTTTTTGATTGTTCAATTTGCCAACCGTCTAAGTTAAACAGCTTGGCAATTGTTATTTCTACATCTTGAAAATTAATATTCGTATCTTTGGCGTAAAAAATCTGTAATTCTACTCCAATTTGCCAGCCTTTAAAAGTCTGATTAGCATAATAAGCTGGTTCATTAACGTATTCCGTAATGAGAACGTCTGTTTTATCGGTATCGTCAACTACACTTTCAGGAATAGACCCGCGATAAACATTGTTGATCCAACTATAACTAGCTGATTTAATCAGATTACTAGCTTGAACCACTGGCAGTTCCACTAGTTACCACCCCCTTTTAACCGATCATAAGTTGCCTTTTCAGCGGCAAATATTTCTGCTTCCGAGCTTTTCCGTGCATTATCAACAAAATGAGTGGCTGGCATTTTCTTCGTACCATCATTTAAGAATCTAGCAATGTATGCTTTTTCACCAAATCCCACGACGCTGTTACCATTCTTATGACCGCCAATGTCAGTGTCTTGAAACGTCACGGCATCTCGTAAATGCTCATACTTTTTGTCATTATGATCTGATCGAGGGGTCACTTTCTGCAAATTATTAGCCAAAACTGCGGCCCCAGCCGCCGTAATTGTCTGCGATTCTTTTGTTGAAGGAACACGGTCGCCAATTTGTTTAAACCATTTGTCTAACTGATCTTGCAACGGATCCATGATTTACACTCCTTTTTGTAATTTCAAAGTAACTAAATCATAATCAATCGGCTTACCGGTGGTACCTTTAGAAATATCCACGATATCATAAACATCCTCTGAGTTTTTAAACTGTGCTTTTAGTGCTTTATCTACTTTATCAGTGGACCGGATCGCAATGATGATGGTATTGGCTAAATCAGTCCCATTAACTTGATAATTTTGCGTTTGCGTTCGCTGATAATCGGCATAGTGCTTACTGAACTGTGCCACAAATTTAGTGTAATAATCGCCTGTATTATCATTTTCAACACTGTCTACTGTTCCAAAGCTAACTACTTTGCGTAGTCGCTGAACTGCTATTTGCACTATAAGCACCTCTAATCTTCCAGCGAATGCCGTTAATCATGTACTGATAACTAGGCGGATAGGCGATTTTTTGTTCGCCTAGATTCCCCCGGTTATAGTAAGTGAAATCTACTAATGTTTTCACGGCTTGATTAAACAGTTTGTATTCTCGATATTTTTCTAATTCAATGTTGTCATCGATTGATCCTTGAATATCGGTTTCGGCTACGTCAATTAATGATTGAAGTACATCTGCATCTTCATCGCTATCTAAGTTCAAATAAGCCTGCATATCTGCTACCGATACTGCTGCATTATAAGTCAAACAATCGCCTCCAATCATAGCCGCCAGCTACGCTTACTGTTTATTTCTTAGGCGACATTTTGTTCAGTTACTTTCCAGGAGTTACGGTTGATGTGTCAGAATTAGTTACAAAATATCCTGCGGCGGAATCGGCTTGCTCTACGCCAAAACGGAAGGCTGCGCCAAGATAGCGGCCATAAATTTTACTTTCGTCCCATGCCAATGTAACTTGTTGGCGATCAGTAAACAGCACGCCTCGCTTTAAGTCACCAATAAAGGCCTTTTGATCACCTGCAGCTGATCCTAGCAACATGTCGCCAACTACATAGACTGGCACGCCGAGTAGCATTCCTTTAGCCGTGCCATCAGTAATTGAGTCACTAGCATCATGTAATAGATACCGACCGTTTTTGTCCTTTAAAGTGTCTAGTGTATTGAATAGGGATTGAGTCACCACAAGAGCCTTACTGTAAGCCGGATCAAGATCAACGTTTAAAATATGCTTCAAATTATCAACCAGAGTGTCGGTGGTTGTGGTTTTAGCTGTAAATGCTTGCAAGACTGGAGCAATCATTGCATTATAAGTATTTACTGATTTTTCGTGAATAGATTGACCGACTAAAGCAGTCAAATCAACTAGTGAATCAGCAATTGCTTCTTCTGAGAGTGGGATTGCACCACGATAAGTTTTTACTGACCAATCAACATCGGTAAATTCGGGTTCAGCTAAAGATGGGTTTTCAGCTAGTTCAGCAACTGAACTAAACCGATCAGTAGCACGTTTTAAGATTGGGTAAGTTCCTTTTGGCGTAGTAACTGGCGTTTTAGTGACCAAAGCCGACAAATCCACAACGGAATTAATTTCGGTGGTGGGATCGTAAATGATCTGTTCCGGAATCAATACGCCCGCTTCTGTAGATGTAACCTGCTGGCTTGCAGCATCTACTACCTTGCCCCGTGAATGAATGAAATCATTGATTGCCTTCTTCGCTTTATCCAGGGGCTTCGTCGGTGTAAGATTTTTACCTAGTTCTGCTAGCTTTGCATTATTGTTCGTTGGTTTATTTTTTTCTTCTGCTTCGAGTTCCTTCAATTGATCATTAATTGCATCACGGCGTGCTTTCTTAGCCGTCAATTCATCTTTAATCTTAGTAAAATCCTCCGGTTTAGCAGAATCATCTTGTAGCTTTGCGCTTAGTTGTGCGTTCAAGTCTGAACATTTAGCGCTAACCTCGTTAAATAATGCTTGTAATTGTTCTTTATTCATTGGTATTGTCATCCTTTCCATAAAAAATAGCCATCTTAGCTTGCACGAGTTTTTCGTGTTCACTAATCTGACTAGTTGTGTTTTTCAATTTTTGGTTTTCTGAAATTAAATCTTTAATTTTAATAATAGAACGATGATTAACTAACGGTGGCTTAGCTAAATTGGTGACGGGTTCAAAACTCATAACTTCATCAACTAACCCTAAATCGATGGCATCTTGGGCGGATAACCACGATTCCTTATCCATCAACCCTAAAAACTCATCAACTGGACGACCTGTTTTATCAGCATAGATCGCCGCAATACTTTGATTGACTGTTTGTAGCATATTTGATGCACGGTCCATATCATGATAGTTGCCCTCAGCACCACTAGCAGCATTGTGGATCATCATTCTAGCGCCTGGCGATATTTGCACCTTACCAGCCCCCATCGCCACAATAGTTGCGGCTGAATAGGCGTTAGCCGAAATTTGTGCTGTAACATCACCCGAATAGTTTTTTAAAGCTGTGTAAATTTCCGTAGCTGGATCAACTTCACCACCATTTGAAGCAATATCTAACGTTACTGGAGACCCGTCGTCTGGCAAACTGTCGAGCACATCTTGAGGTGAAACAACGGTCATTCCTAGAAAGTCACGATAAATCGGTGCATCATCATCATTGGTAACCATACCTTTAACTGGGATTGTAACCATATTGTTCTCACCTCCTTTCACTATGAATTATTTTTTTCTGGTGCTACATATTTGGGAAAATTATCCGGTAGATAACCTTCTCGTTTTAAGACAAACTGAATTTGTTCTGGTGACAAAGCGTCAAACTGAGACAGTTGATTCATCTGCTTAATTAGTGTTGAATCATCAACATCTAACATGCTCTTAATGTCTAGTTCCAAGTCAGGAGCATTAAATTTTAGCCTTAGCTCATCAATAATCGGCCCCACGTATGTATTTAGATTTGACAAATACAAGGCCTTAATTTGCTCGCTATTGCTATGCTGACTTTCAGTAGATGATCCACCACCTAACATGTCACTTGGCACTCCAAACGCCGTCGCAATTCGATCAGCGGAGTATGAAGCATTTTCATTTAATGCCTTGAACACATCCGTTTTCATTTCATAGGCTTCGTAGTCTAAAAAATCAGGAAGCACCATCAAACGGCCAGAATTGTCGCCACCGTTAGCTTTCTCAAAAGATTCTCGTGCTTGCTCTAAGTCATTAGGATTATCACTGTTGTAATTGGATACTTTCAGTTTGCCGGCTGAATTAATCTGATTATTTAACGTGTTCAAATTGCTATCAGTCGTCTTCTGATCAATCGTCAACGACGTTTGCAAGCTTTCTAGTGGTGATCGACCAATTAAATAACGATATTCAGGATCCGGCATCAGCCGAAAATGTAACATTTTATCTTGGCTAATTTTCATCTCGGGACGGTTATTGTTTTCCATTACCGTATACGTAATACCCGTGTTACCCGGTAAATAATTAATTTGCACATCAGACGGTGGCACATGTTCGAGATTCGTTGATGAAAGTGGAATATAATCATTACCTGACAAGCACAGCTGTATTAAAACACCCTGCCAAAATGAAAACCGGCTAATGAGGTTAGATGGCCTCTCTAGTCGGTTTAAAGCAGCTGTATTTTCAGTTTTAAAATGAGCTGATGCAATATCACTAGAAATGCGGTTAATTACACTGTAAATATTGACGTTTTTTAACGCACCACCCGCATCAACGTAGCTAACAGGAATTCCGCCCACACTGGTATTAAAACTCAATAATCCAGGGGTGCTTGGGTAAACCATATTAGTAAGTTTCGGTTTATGATAATTTTTGGGGGTAAGTAGTCCCATTCAATCACCCCATTTCCTTTTCAGTGAGATAAGCAATGGTAATTAAAATGATACCCAATGCCAAATATCCCAAAATTAGATTAAATAAAAAGGCACTGTATGCAACCAGCGCCATGCCCATGATAAATAAAATCGGTGTAAACCAATTTTTGATTAGTTCTACAAATTTTTTTGCCATAATTAACACCTCCTATCCGCCGAAAACCGCGTCCCAGAATTTATTTTTGTTATCCGAACTCATATCATTGAGTGGGTTGTAATTTTCATCATGATAGTCTTCAAAATACTCACGGATATTGTATGCGGCATTAATTAACGCGTCTGCCGTATCAATATGCGTACTGGTACGATTTTGACGATCAATTTTGATTGCACCACCCCGATCTTCAACCAAAACAGAATTGTTTAAACCGTCAATTAGTAGCGGGTCATCAATGATTTTGACATCGCCATTAATAAATCTAGTTTGAAAAAACTTCGTTGAATCTGATAATTGATAAGATGTTGGACTAACGGTTGCAATAGTCCAATCCTTATTATAATTTTCAACTTTTGCCACAAACCAGCGGGCTAAATTAGGATCAGCGACTACTCTTTGTACTTTTAAATTATTTTTCTCAACAAATTCCACTAACCATTGATAAACTTGTTCTTCGTCAATGACACCACTTGGCAAATCGGTGATTTCACAAATGCCTTTGTTTTGCAATGCTTCATAATTCAATCCGTCTTGCTTAGATTTAGCCTGTAAACTCTTGGCTTGAGCAAACGGAATAAAACTATACTGCATGGCATAATATTTATGCTTGTTCCCATCCACATACGGAAACATAAAGCCAAATGATGTATTATCGTTTGTTTGACTCGCATCAAAGCCAATAAATACATCGTGACCACGAATATCAAACCGATCAATGATACTATTTTGAATATTACTTAACGATAGAAAACTATTCTGAAACCGGCGTGACCACAAGTTGAGATTCTTATTAACAAACGATTCCAGTGTCCCTTCACGTTCATCTTTATCCCTGGATTCAATCATGGATGCTAGCAAAGTTTGCGCTTTTCTCTTCGGATATCCATCGAGTAAGGGATTCGACTTTGCCCATGTCTCAGGCTCAAATACTTCATCTTCACTGTCTTGACAATAAAGCACTTGGAAAGTTTCGTCACCATCGCGTTTAGAGTCTTGCTCAAGTAATGTTCGCGTAACGTCCTGATCATTTTTAAATTTAACTTTAATGTCGGGATAGGCCGTTGAAATCTGAACAAACATGCGATTATTAATATCACCTTGACCAGTTGAAATCTGCTTTAAGGTTTCATTCAGTGCTGGTCTCAAATTACCGATTTCGTCATACACAGCGATCACATTATGGAATGAGTCAAACCCACCCCCCCGTGATGAGCCTTTTCGAATTGTGTTTTTATTTTCACGGCCAATGATTTGATAGGATTGCACACTCACATCATTTTCTTTAACCCAGTCTTTAAAATCATCTAGTTTGACTAGTTTTTTAGCTTGAATAGCCACATCATTAAAGAGTTTCGTTGCATGCTCATTGTCATAACTAGCAATGAGCAAATCTTGTGAAGACGCTTGCCGACACACGACGAAATAATAAAAATTAATCAGCATTGATGCAATCCAAGTTTTTCCTTGTGCACGCGCAATGGAAATAATAGCTGTAGTGTAGCGTGTTCCTTTATTGGGCTTCCGCCAGCCAATCAAACTATCTAAAATGAATGATTGCCATAATTGTGGTTTAATTTTTTCATGTAGCTTTTCAGGGTTTGGCAGCATACGTGTGAAATATTCGATTGCGTTAACCATATTCAAGTCATAATGATATGGAAAATCTTCATCACCGATGCGCTTTAAATCATTTAAATGACGCACACATGCCAGTTGAGTGTCCCGTCCGGTCATGAACTCATCTGTAAAGATAACTTGATAGGCATATTTTGTAGCAGGATCACTATATTTTGACAAAATATCATCGTATTCAGTTTTAAATGTGCTCATATACTCTTTAATATTTTGAACACCCGTAAAATCAAATTTCTGAACCAAATTCTGCTTCCTCCAATGGACTATTGCTCTGCTTTTCAGGTGGTTCTTTAATTGTTATTTGGCGTAAACCAGAATCAAATGACAACCCCAGCGAAAAGCCTAACGATTTTAAATTTTTGATACACGAATCTAATTGAATAGCTTGCGGTGCACGCTTAATTGGATTTCCATCTCCATCTTTAAGCCAAACACCGTATTCTCCAATTGCATCTTCACATTCCAAGTAAAGATCGTATGTAGTGCAGTACATTTCTAAATTAGCCTGATCAATGTATTTCAAATATCCTGCTTTTTGAATTTCAGAATACAAATTTTTGTAGAGCGTTTTAGCAGCTACTGATAAATGATTCGGTGGGGTAACCTGGATAGGCTTTAACTCGTCACTATTTTGTTTTTTACCAATCTTGGTCACCTTATGACTCTTTATAATTTTAAAATCTTGCTTTTCCAATTAAATCACCTCCTTTTTCCAAAATTAGGTGCGATTTTAGGTACCCTTTTTAGACTGTAACCATTGATACTATGCGATTTCGTTTCCAATTTGGGATTTTTTCAAAATTGCTCGCGCAAAAGATGGACGGCTCATGTGTGAGCTTTCCCTCAAGCAACATAGGCCCCCCTCTTTTATATTTTAAAATCTTTTTAAGGTAGTTGACCATATTTTTTCAAAGACGCTTAAATCGCTTAATATGAGCTTTAAACTGCATCCTATTATTTCTCGTGCTTCATGATCCATGCTGTCACTTTGTCCCTGTCCCATTGCTTGCTAACATCAAGGTTTTCAATCAATGACTGTGACTGGTAGAGTTCATCTTCAAGTTGTCCCTTCCAGTAGTGGCATCGTTTGCAGATCACCCATAGGTTGTTGACCTCCAACTGCTTACGTCGATCCACACGTCTAGGTACAATATGATCTGTCACTAAGTAGCCTGGCTTGTCATAGGTATGACCACAGCATGCACATGTAAAGTAGGCTTGCTCTTTAAGCCATCTACTTAGCTTCTTCCATTGCTTTGACTGGTAGAATGTATTGGCTTCTTTGTCACGCTTATACCGATTGTATGATTGATAAGATGTGCGTCGCTTGTGCTTAGCAAGTCTGCTGTAAGTTCCATGATATAAGTTGGAGTGTTGGCTACAGTATGGATTGGACTGATCATAGGGTATCTCGTGATAGCAACCTGCTTTACGGCATATGCGTACTCTAGGCATCTTCATCGTCCTCAATGATGGCCAGTCGTGTGTTAATTATCATTAACCATTTCATTTGGCTGTCTCCTTATTCCACGTTTTAATTTCACGTTTTCTATGCAAACTAAAAGTGCCATGCTGTTTAGCACGACGCTCTCGTTCATATCTTCTGTCAATTCCAGCAATCACGTCACGCTCATACTGGCAACTGGCCAATCCATAATCTGTACGCTTAGCTTTTGATACCATATTGATCAGTCCTTTCTATGTAACCGTCAGCGCGCTTGACGGCTGTTGATGCAACTATAAAAAGCTAACAGTGCTGCACGCTTAATGTTTATTGTTATTCCGCTGCACGTTAGCTTTGTTATGTACAAAAAAAGCCGACCCGGAAGTCGACTTGGAAAATATTTTCCGCTCACTTATTTAACGACGCTGATTATGACGTCTCATATATATGTACGCAAGCTCTAAACCTCTAAGCTGCTTGCACCGTAGTCAACAAAAATAACGGGTCGATAGCCCGATTGACTTCACACTGTCAATTGCGACTTGCTTTTTGATACACCATTTTGCTCTATCGAAGCGCAGGTTATTAAGGGGACATGCGTTAGCCAAAAAAGATGTATTGAAAAGGCTAACTTCTTCATCATTGAGTGCCAATCTGCTTGTCGTCTCCGAAGATTTTTCCGTAGCTGTCAGAGCAGTCCCAACATCATCACAGTATCAATAGTTTAATGTCATTTCGGACAACCACCCGAGTAGGAGTCGAACCTACATACCATCGTTAAGAATTTCCAAATCCCACGTTCATTTGTTTTGAAAATTCCGGCTAGAACAAACGTGGGCTTGCTTCTAGTCCTCCGAAGGTAACGCCAGCATTCCGTAATCGGGTAATAAAGCTGATAACGGAGCTACCCGATTGACCTATTCCAATCTTTCCATGTTACTAATTTACACCCTTTTTTAAGACAAATAGTCCGATAATACTCCGATGTTTGTCCGACAAAACTCCGATAAAACTCCGATTTTTATTTGTATGCTTTAATATCATCGTACATAAATGCCTCCGAAAACTCCATTAATGCCTTGGGTTTAACGTGATTATAAAACTGTGATTTCTGGTACCCAATCGTCATATAGACCATTGTGTCACTCATTTTTTGCAGGTATAACATATCTAACACTTGCTCACTAGTAGCACTACAAGCATGGATTGCTTTGATGGACGCAACTATAATTTCATGAGCTGTAAGTCTCTGAACAATTCTGTCTTCCTGTGAATTGCCTCTACTAGGAGCTTTAGGCATGCCGTCCATTGAGGCTGCCTTTATTAATGATTCCCCAGCTATTCTTTCTAACCGAGGCAATTCATCTTTCAACAATCGTTTTACGTTTCTTTGCGTCTTCTCTTTGTCGATGTGGCTAGAAAAAATCGTTTGTTGTTCAAATAGTCCCAATTCTGACACCCCTTATATGATATAATTTAGTTGACATATAAATTATATTAATAAGAGGCATCATCTCCGCGTTCACCGTTTGGTGGGCGTTTTTTAGTGTCCATTTATAAAATTGATCACCCATGAAGTGTGAAACCAAGTCAGGTAGATGAATATTCCAATGCAGCCGATCACAATTCCATACCCAATAATGCCAATAATGGCCGTTCTAATCTTCTCCCACATGATCTACTCCAATCTCGTTAACCGTGAATCGATCTACGTTAATTAGATATTTTTTACCATCACTCATGATTATTCCTCCTCATAAAGAATAGTTAATGAATGTGTTAATTCGTAGTCGCCAGTTGAAATCTGCACAACCTTTTTGTCTTCTATGAATTTATTGACAATATTGTCGAAATTATTATCTTCGGTGCAAATAGTCCAAAACGTTTTAATCTTCATTTCTCTACCTCCAACAATTCCGGATTCTCGTGAATGCTGCCGACATATTCAACAAAAGCCGGCAAAATCATCTGCGTAAACTCAATCCCTTTACCCATGAGTTTCATCTGGTAATTGTCAGTTACAATCCATCTAGCATTCTTCGCCCATAAGACGTCGCCAACATTAATTCTTCTACCATTCCTATAATTCATTCGTCTTCACCTAGCTTTCTGCCACACATAGGGCAATTTTTTACTGAGAATGCGTGCAATGCATTAGTACTTACCAATTGACATTTGCTCAAATTAATAGCCATTGCATCAAAATCATCAATACCTTGAATTAATTTGCCACCCCATAGGCTCTCATTATCCATTCGACTCCCATCATAATGGCAAAACGGGCAATTAGCCTGTTTTTTCTCTAATTCTGTCATTCTTTCACCTCCACCCATTCATATCTTCTATCCCAATCTAGTCATCATAAGACTTTAAATCCTTGATTCGCTCATTGAGGTAATACTCATAATCTTCCATCGCGTTCAACTGCATACCGAGAAGTGTACATTGCTCATCTGAGACTGATGTTACATGGCCGACCGTATGGTATTCATTCGCCACCCTGTTATATAATTTTTTCAATCTTTCAATTTTTACTTTCAATTCGGAATTCTCAGTTTCTAGTTCTTTAATTACTTGTTTATTTGGTTTCATTCTTCAACCTCCGCTACCTCGTAACCGTCCAGCCATGCGCGAGCAAACTCATCGCTGTGAGCTTGAATCCAATCGCTTTCTTTGCATGAGGCTTGGTCCCAGTCAAGAGCACCATAGATTGCACCATAAATATTAATTTCGCCTTGATCAAGATCTGTTTCACCTCGCTTAACTTCCTCAATATACTTTGCAACCGAATAAGGAATTACTGGCAGCTTCTTATACGTTTTCTGAAAAATCTCGTCCTTAACTGGCCAGTGTTCACCTTCAACACCCGTTGCAATCCAATCGCCAATGAAGATTTGTATCGTTCCCTTTAGTGTTTCTAACTGATACATCGGCATTCCTTCACCGATTTGTTCGGGATCAATATCATATTTACCAATCATTTCATCTGAACCATCGAACTGTTCAAACTCGGTAGTTCCTGTCTTGATATATTTAGTCATTTAAATCACTCCCTTGCGATGTAACTGTTTCAGTCGTTCTTCTTCGTCACGACACGTTTGAGCCTTGCGCTCATCCTCGATACTAATGGCCGTTTTACGTCCCATGCGACGCTCATATTTTTCAGCATTAATGTGGCAGAACCCAATCGACCAAGCTAGATCATACATGCCGTGTTCCATCTTCCAGAACAGATCATGTCCGTCCTTGTCCTTGTAGTAATTTGGTCTAATTGCCATCACATACCCTCCAATTTCACATGTAGCTTTTTGCATTTGTATACAACAATTTCACGTGTTATCTGATTTTTCAATTTACTACTGTTTCTAAAATATTCGACTGTATCATCGAGCTTAAATCCGTTCTTGCTAAATGCTTGTATTACCCAATTAATGAATTTAATTTCATCTTTGCTAAACAATTCATTGAGCTGTTCATGAAGTACATGATCACTTATTACAACGTTGGGTTGTTTAGTTCCAATTGGTTCTTCATGTTCAGAAAATACAATATTTTGTTTTTGTGCTCGCTTACTAATTACTGTTTTGGTCATCCGCCGATGCATAACCGGATCACGATTTATTTGCAGCATAGTTTGCTTCAACGTCCAATGCTGTTCTTGTGCTTGCTTGAAATAAGCATCAATTCGATGGCCTTCTTCAACTGTCAGGGCAAATTGCCCTACCCATCTTCGATCTTCAACTTCCACATTTAGTCACCATCTTTCAACAAGTCAGTCTGGCCGTCTGCTTCTTTGTTTGCACTGTCTGTATCTAACTCCGTTTGATTAGGCGTAATCTTTAAAACAATGTTGTAATTAAGCAGATTTGCTAGTTCCCCAATATGACCGTCAAGCAACTCTGTCTCAACTTCAAAATTCACCTTAGTTACACCTTTTGGTGTTGGGTGTACATCAGCTAGCATAGCTGGCACTTCAATGCTGTTGTCTTTTAATTCTGTCATGATAAATTCCTCCAGTTTTGTTTTTGCTCTGTGGGCTGTTGTATTGACTGTCTCTACGAGACTGATTTTATTTCAGGCATAATTACCCTCGAATGATATTTCATGTTTGTTTTGCTAACTACTTGCTTTGCTTCTGACGCTTAGAATTGATCCTAAGCTGTTTCATTCTTTCAGATGCCGCTTGACGTTGTTCAGGCGTCATATGAGACACTCGTTTTGCATTAACTGATACCGTCCCGTTAATCGTTCCTTCAAGAACTGAAATACGCCCGCTTGGTTCAACTACCCGTTGAGTTGGTTCAACCCGTTTATCCCACTTATGATTATGTTCCGGTACATCTGAATAGTAGTGCCACTGTTTCAATTCCTTGTCATAGCTGATAATTGTTTCTTGTTCGTTACCTGGCGTTACTGCCATAAATCACACCTCAATTTCTTTAATCTCAATTTCTACTCGCGGAGATTCTGAATACATCTTTTGTGCTTTGATTACGCAAATTAAATTGTCATCTGTCCAAATTTCAGACTGTGATAAACCATCAAGAATACCCTTCACGTAGTTATCAGTATCCGGCTTGGTCGTCGGTAGTATCTTTCCTGCTATTTTCAGTGCACGATCTTTTTTGCTTGTCGACTTTTGAATGGGTCGATACACCTTGATTGTGACTGCTAATGGCTGATCAAGTTGTGTAGTTAGTTTCAGCCGTTCAACACACTGCTTAATCTTAGCCTTGTAATCTCGCGACGGTTTCGGGTCGTACGTCCTAACGAATCCGCCTTGTCGACTGAATCGCGGCCGTCCCTGTGCTACTGGTTCGCCCGGTATCGTTAGTTTAATCATTCGGCTTTTCCTTGTAGATTAGCAACGTGTATTCAGCTTCAACAAATTCTTCGTCCACGAACTGAATGTACTCTTTCTTGAATGTTGTTGATACATCGGTTCTATATCCCAATGAATTTAGGCACTCAATCTTAGCCGGCAATTCATTTGCACTAACACTGATTGCATCAATCAATTTCAGCCCTAATTCTTTCGGTGTCATCAGTCTCTCCACTCACCCTTCTGTTGTTCCTCATTCAATGATCGATATAGTTGCGCTAATTCGATTTGTATTTTTTCTTCATCGTTTTGTTTGCTGATATCACCGTCATATTTAGCCTTGAGAATCATCAAAAAATCATTCAAATCTTCCAAGTAACGCCACCGTTGTTTATGTTCCGATTCTGCTACCCAGATAGCTTCCCAGACGGTTTCAATTCGTCTTTGTTCATAATGATCCACGAACCTCTGAATCGTCTCAGATGACTTTGTATCCAGTGATTTCAGCATTTGTTTTTTCATACGGTTATAGTGTGCTGCACGGTTCAGATAGACTTTGACCGCACCAGATTCTGGATAACCGTAGTAGTTCATAATTTCTTTGTATTGGTTGTAATCCATATACGCCATCATGTTTGCTTGATCTCCTTGAACAACATTTCGGATCCATCGAAGTAAAAGTCGATCTTACCTAGATCGCCTTCCCGGTTCTTTTGAATCAGCAGTTGTTCAGCACTGACGTTGTCGGCATAAGGTTTGTGCAGGAACGCAACCACATTGCTATCCTGTTCAATCGAACCGGAATCACGTAGATCACTTAGCAATGGTGTCTTGTTGTTGCGCGACTCAATTCCACGGCTGAGTTGAGCAAGTGCCACGATCGGAATGTGTAGATCATTCGTGAGCATCTTCAACTCACGTGTCACTTTCTCCAGCTTTGGTCGTTGTTCATCAATTCCTTGTACCGAAATCAAACCGATATAGTCTACAATTGCCAGATACTTATTGGTCTTGCACTTAGCGGCGTTCTTTTTGATCGTCTGCACAATCTGATCAAGCATTGGTGTGGTGTCGTATACATTGAGTTTATGATCCTTCAACCACTTGATTGCGGAACGAACCACACTCTTCTGAATGTCACTCAATGAACTGGCCGGGTCTCGTAATGACTGTGACATGATGCCAGTATGTCGTGAGATGAACCGATTAAGCATTTCAGCCTTACCCATTTCCAGTGTGAAGTAATCGACCTCTAGTTTTGAATCCTGCTGCAATGCTTCGTAGGCTAGGTTGACGCTGAATGCCGTTTTACCAACGCTAGGCCGAGCACCAATGGTGAACAGCATTGAGCCATACAATCCACCACCCACAATGTCGTCTAACAGATCAAATGTCTTGATTCCTTTTTCCACCTGGTGGTTCAGCCGGTAGTCCAATTGATTCATCGCATCGTCAAGACTTCCGTCCGCGGTTGTATCCTCTGTGTTGATCAAGTTGTTCAGCGATTCGTACAGTGCTTCTGCGTTGTCCGACACTGGCAATCGTTGATACTCACTGGCGGCCTCTTTCACTTTTCGAGTCAGTGCTTGTTTGCGAAGTTCACTCACAATCTGCGGCAACGTGTGTCCAGTGACAAACAGGCGGTTCAAGGAGCTTAGGTCGTCATAGTTCAATCCAAACTGCGGATTCAGGTATGACGCCTTGCCCCAGATGTTCAGCAAGCTGTAATGCTCAGCGTCTAATTCGTTGATGGCCTCGACCACACTTCGATAGTTATGATCCACAAACCATTCCGTGTTGATGTTCACTGTATCTAGTAGTTGTGGTTCATGAAGTAATACCGTTATAACCTGTCGTTCAATTTCCTCGCTATTGATTTTCTTCACCTTCAAACTCTTTTGGATGTTCAGCAAGATACTTACGGTCAAACTCTTCACGCTGACGTCGTGCTTTTTCTTTAACTTGATCCGCTGACAGATGCACACCATCATCCTGTGGTTCAGATGTGTCTACCGGTATTTCAGTCTGGTATTCGTCTTCCCAGCCTTTCTGGTTGAACCACGTACCACCTTGACGGATATATTGCTTATCACGTCCCTCGCTAGCAACCAGTTTTCGATAAGCAACTATGCCATCTTGTATTGCTTTGTTTGTAGCTCCATTCTTGATGGCACGTTTGTATGCTTTTCTCGCAACGTCCTTGCCTTCTTTTCGTGGATACAATTTCCAAAGCAATTCAAAATTCTGTTCGACTTTTGACGCACCATCATTGCCAGATGATGTAGTTTTATTATTAGTATTATTAATATTATTATCTGTGGACAATTGATGGACAGTTGATGGACGAGAGCTGGACAACTGTTGGTCATTTGTTTGATACTCATCCCAGTTAGTTATTGTTATGACGCTGTATTTGGGGTTCGAAGTGATGGACAACATTTGCTCTGTTTCAAATTTATGAAGCCATCTCCATAACGTACGCCCGACAACTTGATGGACACGTGGGACACCATCGTTGAACTCAGATGCTAATGCGTCGCGTCCTGTGATGAATTGACCCCTGGACACTGATATTTCTTTTCCATTAAATAAAACCTTTGTATCTTTAAAATTTGCCTTCATTAGACATAACGACCAAAGCTTATACTGATCTGAGTTTGTCCAGATGAAGGACTTTCTTATTCTTTTATGGAGACTTATCCAACCCCCACCCGACATCTAATCACCCCAATCAGAACGGTAACTGATCAAGTGCCATGTTTTCTTTCCATAGCTCGATCTTGCGTTTGAATTCTTTTTTAATTTCTTGGTACTCGGCTTCCGTAATTGGATAGCCTTTGTTCAGCAGATCAATTGGCATATTTAGTTCACGCTCCAGTCGCTTCTTGACTTGTCTGTAAGTTAGTTTTTCCATGCGATCACCTAAAAGGGAAGCGAATCATCTGAAATATCAATTGCTTGACCATTCATTCCAGCTTGCGCATTAGCAGCGGCCTTATTAATTTCATCTGATTTGAATTTATGTGCCACATTTGGAAACTTTGATACTTCCCACTTTTTAACATTCAAATTCTGATACGTTTTACCCTGGTATTCGGATTCTTCATTTTTTACGGTAATCAAAATTGGACGGTGATAAAGCTTAGCAAAGTAGTCTTCTGGAAAGCTTTCGAAATGGAATTTGTCTGGTAATCCAGATGCTTTTGCAAGACTCATCAACATGCCCTTTGGGTACTTTCCAGTATCTTTCTTAACGAAAATACGTCGGAAAACATGGTGACCCTTGAACTTCTGGTCGCTGATATCATTGCGAATAATCATGTCAATGTTCATAAATTGAGCACCGCTCTTTGTTGCGTCCTCTTTAAGCCCACCGATAACCGCCTCGTACGTTCCGTCGTCCGGTGTAGTGAAATCTGTTGCTTCTGAGTAATCTAAATCAAATCCTGACATTATTTAGTTCCTTCTTTCTTTTCTACTTTAGGTTCTGGCTTTTTACCGAAATCAAATAATTCTTCAATCGGTGTTAGTTTACGATTATCAAGGCGGTTCTTTGCGAAAATAGAATCGTCACCCTGTAGGATCACGCCACGGCCATTAGTCTTAGGATTAACAACTACACGCCCAACAACGTCAGCCATTCCTAGTAGGCCGTCACGTACGCTCTTGCGAATCTGTGGTGCATACTGGCTAAATGTTTGACCCGTTTCAGTTGTCACATCGTTCTGTGTCTCCCAAGCGGTCGTTAGAATGTTGATGTCTTTCAATGAATAGGTTGTGATCATGATTCGTGCAAAGTAGTTAGTCCATTGACTGTAATCTTGCAATTCATTGCTGATTCCGTTGTGCGACTTGCGTCCCTTTTCAACAAACCAATCTTTCTCAAGCGATGAGATATTGTCGATCACTAGATTGTCATATTGTTTGGCTAACTCTGGCGCCTGTTTCAGAAACTCAACTAGTTCTTCTTCTGGCTTCGATCGGTCAAATTCGATCACATCGATGTCTAAGCCCTCAAGTACCTTTGCTGAATTATCTAAATCCAGCACTAACGTTTTGCCCTTTAAATACTTGATCGATGATGTTTTGCCAATTCCGGGCTTTGAGTAGATGATTACTCGCCAACTCTTATTTCGTTTGATATTTTTTGCGTTTGTAATTTCCACTGATTACACCTTCAATTTTTCATATGGCACTTCTGCAGCATTAAGATCACTTAGCAACGTCTCTAATTGCTCATTGGTTACATAGACAGTCAGCAAGTGTTTCTGTACCATCTCACCGTCGTCACTCACTAATGAACCGTTAACACGATTGATGCCATCAGGTAGCACGCCCTTGCCATACTTGACCATCAAAGACAATTCCTCTGCAATCTGACGTTTGAGTTCCAAATCACCAATTGACTTGTTAGCCCAGTTTGGTTTGATATCGACCTGATACGGGTCAATTTGGTAGCTGAACGCCATATCAGCAATTAAGGCTTTCAAGCGATCAATACGTTGTTGACGTTCTTCTGATTCGATTGCCTTAATCTGATCGTCAATCGGCTTCACAACCGCATCAATCATTGAAATCAGCTCTTTAGCTTGGTCTTCCATTGGCTTCGTTGCATCAACATACGGGCTTTTCAATTCTTTCTTGCGATCGTTGACTTGCTTAGCTAAATTACGCAAACTAGCTCGTGTTTTCTTGCCGTTCTTAACGCCTGAAATGATAAGTGATTTGTATGGTACTAATTCATTTTCTAGGTTCCTTTTGGTTTCTGTGAAACCATCGAATACTACTGGTGTCATTCGTTCTCCTCCCTCACATATGGTCCAAAGTATTGATTCTCTGGATTCAAGTCATCCTGTTGTTCAGTAGCAGCGTCCCAGTTAATATCTGGGTTCATTAATAGCCCTCCTTGAAATATCGCTCTGTGCTTAATGGTTCTCGACCGTTGGCAATCAAAACTGGATCGAATAATCGTTTTGCTTCCGTAATATAAGCCGCAGCAGCTTCCTGTTCAGTTGAAAAAGTTCCCAAATGTCTTTTATGCTGCTGAAACTTTATACAAGCAGTCCACATGCCAGAGGATTTATGAAAAGAGACACCTTTGTATTTTGACGAATGCTGGGATACCCTCATGGATAACTGTTTTAACCGTGTGCCATCAACGGAATCCTGATTCATTTTTTCTAATGACATTTTCCTGAATTTTGAATTGGGATTCATCGCCCTATCCCGAGCCTTTTTTCGTCTCGAACAACCGCAACTCACGGTTTCACCGGTTCTTAACTTCCATCCGTTAACTATCCTACTGGTTCCACAATCACACTGACATTTCCAAAAAGTCCCATTAGCCGGCCAATTAGTTTCTCGTCCTACGACAACAAGCTTTCCAAATCGTTTACCTGTTAAATCAATAACCTTCGACATACTTCCACCCCATTAAGCGGTTGAATTCTGCTGTCATCTCTTCGCGATTCTTGAATGCTTGAGCACAGTTCTTGTACTCCATTGATTCAGGATCATCGCCAACCCATAACGTGTCAGTCAACAAGTGGTCATGTGCATAAATGCGACGTTTCATTTCACGTGCTTTAACTAATTCCATTGCTCTATTTTCCTTTCCGTGATAAGATTCGTTTGAAAATATTTTTGATTAGCCGATATGGGGTGCGACCCGTATCGGTCTTTTTGTATAAACAATTAGTTGTGATTAGGTAGTTGTTTTTAGTGATCATTCATCGTCCCTCCTAGCTCATTAATGATGAAATCTTCAATTTGTCTTGTGCCTGACGTTCAGCCATCAAATGACCATAAACTTGCTGAATCATGGTTGTGTCACTATGACCAACTTGGCGTGCAATTGTTTCAGCACTAACTCCTTCATTGAGCAGATACGAGATATACGTATGTCGAATTTTGTGAATAGACAAATTCTTATTGATTCCGTATTGCTTCTGTTTGCGTCTGAAATATGAGTTCATCGTGTCGTTATAGAAATACGTGTTAGGTTCGACGCCAATAGGTAATTTGCTTTCACCAAAGTTTTTTAGCTTCCAGATATGAAAGTCATTAATCATCTTTTCAAGTGTTGCATCGATGAACACCGTTCGAATTGAACTCGTGTTTTTCGTCTTAGCAAATCCCGTGTTGTCCTTGTAATCCCACGTTTTATCAATTTTGAGTTCGCCGTTGCTTACGTCCTCAAATGTGATTCCGATAGCTTCTGCAAACCGGCAACCCGTGTGTAACAGGATCATGAGCACCATAAGCTTTGTTTGTTCACTGATTGAAGTATTACCTTTACGCCTAATGAAATGACTAGGATCAGTTGGCGGAACGATCGCGGGTTCTTTGAGTTTCTCCTGCAATTCAATTTCAATCTGCAATTTGAATTTGCGGTATTCCGTGGCATCGAGTGTTTTAACTTCGTTTTTCACTTCACTCTTTTTCTGCTGTGACCAAGTATCTTCGACGGTGTGTACCTTGATTTGTGAAATCGAAATACCATCGATGAACTGATCGTCAGTGGCTGATCGCAGTGAAGCAATTACGTGATTCTTAAACTCTAGTGTCGTTGCATGTTGATGCGTTTGACCATAGCCGTCTAGTAATGCTTGAAGTGTGTGTCTATTTTTCTCGAAATCTTTAAGCTTCGCATTGGGCGCTACTATCCAAATTGACTTCGCATTTGAGTAGTATTTCCTGATCGTTACCGGTCGAATATGTCCCACTTTGTATTTCTTCGTCCACCAGCAGAAGTAATCCCAGAACGCCATTTCACGAGCTTCATCTCTAGTCATGTGATGGTAGTTTAGATTCTCTGTGTAGCCTTCAAGTTCGTTAGCTGGTCGCATTGGAACTTCGGTCAAATATCTCACCCCATTTCCGTTTCAACATCATGTTTCGATCAACGTTTTCTGCCCATTTTTGTGAGTTAGACTCAACATGATCTGGATATGGTTCACCAGTCCATTTGTGAATATTGAATTCATGCTTCACCGTTTGATTGCGTGGCATGATGTTAATATTGCTGAACCCAATTGGACTATCGTCATCGTTTTGCAGGTAGAACACTCCGCGGCACGTTCGCTCTAATGAATCTCCGTGAAACACGATTGCGTTCATCCCTCTAATTGCAATATTGAACAGTAGAAACGGAATAGCTCGGTCGCTCAGTTCTTCAACGAAATACTCATGTTCGTGTGGCATGTATGTGAGTGGCGTTTCTTTCAGACAGTCCTCATACCAGCGCGTAATTAGTAACCCACCCGTTCCAGCTGCAGTTTCGAAGTATGAATGCTGATCTTTCTTATCTAACGTAGCAAGACAATTCATGAGCTGTGTTACTTCCATCGGGGTGAAGTCCTGTTTATTGGTTTTTCGTTCTGCTTGTTCTTCCTGAAAATATTGGTGAAACCAGTCGAAGCTCATATCCGTGGACAATTCCAAAAAGTCTTGAAATACTCTTAAACGTTCTTTTGGATCAAATAGAATCTCCATTAGTCGATCCGGTGCTTTGAATGATTCTTTGATTCCTAAAATTTTGTTCACATTTTTTAATGTGAAATCAGTTTCCATAATTACCACCTCTTAAATGTTTGTTTTAACCACTTTTTCTTAAAATCTAGCCATATTTCAATACCTGGATCAGACGCACCCCGACGTGTGGGCTTAGGCAATTTATTCTGTTTGCGTAACTTGGTAAGTCGATGTTCAACACCTGAACGTGCTCGTACGAGTTCATGAGCAAGCCATGCTGTATTAACGCAGATGCCATTTTTATCTAACTGAATATTTTCCAGAATGAATTGGTCTTCCGCTGCTGACCAGCGTTTACAAACCGGTGCAACTCGTCCTTGATCGACTAATTTGATTCGTAAAAATTCAATTCCTTTTTTCGTACGTTCCATTTGGTCAGCAACCTCAATCGTCGTTCTGCCTGCATTAAGCATTGTAGCAATTGTTTTAATTTCTCTTTCGGTATACGGCCGTTGATAAGCGTCATGATATTCAGTTGGTTTAAATTGTGGTAGTTGCCCATTTCGTCGCATTTCATAAATTCGGCGTCGCATAGTTGTTAACGTGATCCCAAATGAGTCAGCACACTCGTCTAAGTTCAAGCACTCATTCGTAAATGGATCAGTGATCATGATTCGTTTGAGCTTAGCAATATTTGCGTCGTTCCAAGTGTTTTCGATCATCACAATCACTCCTTAATCAAACAGATCACCCTTACTTGCGTGCCAACCAATGAACCCACCAATCAAAGCAACTACGATTACAAATCCAATCTGTGCTGCCATATTTATCACTCCTTTCTACGCTCCAACTTCACACAACCATTTGTATACTTTCGGACGTACAAACACTGTGTCTCGGCCTTCTAACTTAATCATTGCGTTGCTTAAGCCCATTTGATCAATGTAAAAATCAATCACATTACCTTTACGACCTAAGTATTCGTTTAGCTCCGTTCTGTTCATGATCATCGGAAATTGATCATCTGGTCTACGTTCGCTTGCTGCCATGTGATTCACTTCCTTTACTGTAATTTGCCGCTTCCTGTGCTGCTTGTTGCGATATACTTAACTCACTTATAGGAAAGTGAGGTGATATTTTGTGACAACTGAAGAAAAAATTTTAAAAATCATTGTGGAATCATCACCAAAATTCAGTGATTTAGCGGACAAAATGGACATGAATGAAAAAGATCTTTACTCTTATCTATATCCATTACTTAAACAAAAATACGTTAAATATGCAGGATACCCCATTGTCGAATCTCAATTGTTTCCCACCGTCACCGCTAAGGAACGAATTGAATCCATAGCGTTACGCCAGCAATCTAGCCTCCACAAAGAATTAAGAACAAACTTGTTATATCCAACCATCACTGCAATATTAGGAGCAGGTATAGGCTCTCTCACTACCTATCTCCTCATGAAATAAATAACGACCAGGCTTCCAAACATTCCTCCCATAGTTCCACAAATAAATCCAAGCCCAATTTTCTTAATAGTTGCGGCTTTTTGTTTACCTTTAAGCTTCATATCGCACCTTCTTTCTGCGGTTAGGCCGCTATGCTGTTGCTTGCTGGTCTAATCCGTCATAGATTACCTTGCTCACCGATAAATTTAGATGATACTTATCCTGCAAAGCCATCAAGCTAACAGTGTCTTCCAAAATTGGCTCACGTTCCGTTAGCATTTGCGGTGTCATTTCACTTTTCTTAACCATCTTTTGATAACCAAATTTAGTTGATACCGCCTTGTTAGCAATCGTGTTGGCTTTCATGAAGTCCATTCGTACTGGGTGTGATAGTGATTGGCAAAGTTGGTTCATTGTCTTACGCTGATGTTCCTTATCAAGCGTTCGGAAAATCTCAAAGCCTTGCAGTCCTGATTGTTCACGCAACTGCTTGATGACGCTGAATACCCATTCTTGAAATTCTTCTGCCTCTTTTTTATGGCTTCCAAAGATCGCTTTGTAAATTCCGAATTCTGTCAAAACAAGTGATTTACGTCTCTGACCCTGGACTTGCAAATTGACAGTCCAGATATATTTTTCTGGAATTCGTTTAGTCATTTGCTTTGTATCTGAGTAATCCAGCGCATCGGAAACATCTTTAGCAACTGCAACCCATTCGTTATTAACTTCAACAAATCGAATTGGATGTCCATTCCATAGTTCTGTTTTCATTTGCTACGCCTCCTTTTTAAATTCCGTATTTTTCATGCAAGTATTCGTAAATTTCTGTTACTAATGATTCGGCACCCTTAGTAGTCATCCGCTTGTTCAATGAGAGATTCACGAATGTGGTCGATCTTCCAAAATGTTCAGCAAGTGATCCTTGTGTTTCTAAGTCACGATGATTAGTAAGCCATGACTTAATCGCTTCTGCCTTGTTGTTTGTTTCCATATGAATAAACATGTGTGGCCTCCTTTTCTTTATTTTTATTAAGAAAGTTGTTGTAATTCTCTACAACATATCTTAGAATGTAGACATAACGAAATAAGCCAACAAATCCTTATCTATCGCCCGTCAAGATGATTTATAAGTGGTTTTTAGTTTGGTCAATTTCTTAATAACTTTTCTTAACAAAGACTATTCTACAACATGTTTTAGAATATAGCAACTAAAATTCTATAACTTCTCTTAGATTGTCTTTGATGATATCGGAGGAACACTGAAATGACGCTGTTTGATAGAATCAAAGAAACTGCCCAAAAACGTGGTTACTCTATTGCGGAAGTCGAACGCAAGGCAGGAGTTAGTACCAATTACATGTACCAATGGAAGAAACGAAAACCCAATCCAGAAACACTTGAATCGGTTGCGAAAGTTTTGAATGTTTCCGTTGAATATTTACTGGGCAGAAACGACACACCAGAATGGGCTACCGAAAAAGATACCCATGATTTGCAGAAATTTCTTGAACAAAACGAAGGGTCAATGACCTATGGTGGTGAGAAGCTTACCGAAGAAGATAAGGAAAAACTAAAAATTGCAATGACACAAATATTCTGGCGTCGTCATAAACACAACTAGAGGCTCTTATTCTATGAAAAAAGAAGACATTATTCGTACAACTAAGTTAATAGTAGATCGTTACCAAACGGCTAATCCTTTCCTTCTAGCTGAAAAATTGAATGTTGAAGTAGATTGGATGCCACTGGGTAATTTTCCATTAGGTAAGACTATTTACGATAATTCAGCGCCACTCATTGTCCTCAATGAAAGAATAAAAAATAAACCTATCCAGTATTTCACTTTGTCCCATGAATTGGGTCATGTAATTTTACAAGAAGGTTTAGTAGGATACTACGTTGGCGTTCGATTTGGTCATGCTAAGTTAGAAAATGAAGCTAATGAATTTGCCGTTTCACTTTTAGGACAACTATATATTGAAGAAAATTGCAGAATTCCTAATAACTATTTCGAACTAGTTGGCTCTTATGGACTACCAGCTGACAATATAATCTATTAATATTACGTCCAAACGTGATCGATGCTAAAAGCTATCAATGTAAAAAGCTATCAATATGGGGGAATTAATGTGTCTAAGTGTGAAATATGTGGTAATAAAATTGGTTTATTCTCTGAAAAGTTTAAAACAAGTGATAAAAAAATCATCTGTCAATCATGTACTAGCAACGTAGACCCCGTTCTGCTTTGGGCTGAATCAACCTCGGCAAAAGATGTTGCTAATTTTATGGATAACTCAATCGGTGATAATTACTTACACAGTATAGGAGAAGAAAGCCCTTCCGATATGAGAAGAAAAAAAGAGGCACAAGAAAAAATTGAGCGTGAAAAAATAGCCGAGGAAGAAACAGAACACGCTCGAAATTTAGCAATGGCAAAAGAAATAATAAAGCATGCTAAAAGCCAAAAAATATCTCATTTTAAAGTTCACGGAATCGCCTATCATGAATTATCAAAAATGGTTAACTACGCTAGAAAAAATGATATGTTTGATCCATATGATGGATATTCTGCATCTGAAATAAAAGAATACTCCCCATACGAGAAAGTATTTGAAACAGACTTATCTAGAATCATAAGTTCAATAGAATTTGTCCCTGAACCTGAAAACGAATATGACAGTAATGCTATTAAAATACTAGCTACTCTTGATAATAAAAAATACATGATAGGCTATGTTCCAGCAAAAAAAACAAAAGAAATTGCTGATATTTTGGAAAAACATAATAATAAAGAAATTTCTTTAAGAATAGAATATGACTTAACAGGTGGAAAATTTAAAATAGCTGATGATGATGAAAATGATTTTTCAGATGATCCAAAATTAAAAATCCATACCGGTAAAAGTGAGTATGGATTTAATATAAGATTATTTGATAATAATATATAACGCCACGTCCACATTCCGATGACGCTAAAAGCTGAAATTCAAAAGGAGAGTAACTTTATGGCAACTTCAATATCTATTAGAAAAATCAATGAATTTTCAATTCCTGAAGGCAAAACAGAAGTTAAAAAAGCTAAAGTTCCGCTGGGAAGTATCATTAAAAGTGCTAACACCTTAAATATTTCTGGGCTTACTTTTGATGTATTTGACTGTACTTATTCAAAGGACATATCAGACGATATTACTGTTTTTATTCGTGAATTAGAAGACTACAAAGAATTGGATACCTACAAAAAACAATTTTCATTTAAAATGTACTACAGCGAATCAAAAAAACTATTGTTTTCAAGCTCTACTACTCCTATTACAAAAGCGTTCTTAAAGGCCTTATCAAACACAGATGGAGTTGATCTTGGTTTCGATTCCATCCACTTCGATTTAGACGATATCTCAAATATGTTTGGTCAGACAAAGGGGGTCCGTTTTAGCAGTACTGATCAAGGAGTAAATAGCAAATCGTTAAGTGGCTATCAAGTAGATATTAATCCTGAAGCCCTTACGGCTCTTGAAAATGATGATGCAACACAAATTATCGGTGCTATGGACATTGGACAACAATCATACACAATTATGTTAACTCAATCCGGAACGATTATGTCCTTTAGTAAATTAATTGGATATGAAAAATTCGAAATTCCCATGCTATCTTTTGCAATCGATGTACTAAAAAAGATCAACTACTTAAAATAAATAGTTGATCTTAATACACTGAGGTTAACGGAATATATTGTTTTATAATTTTGTCTATTAAATCAGGGTCTTGAGCCGAAGCAGCTATTCTATTCTTAGTTATTTCAACATTTAAGCCGTTCTCATTAAACTTCAAACAAACATCATCAAGATGCTTAGCTTTGATTGGTTTTAAAGTTAAACGGTAAAAAGGGTTTAATCCCGTCTCTTTCATATCAATAACTATATTATAGCGTTTTTTCTGAGTTGCTAACCCATTAATAAACTCATCTCTAAATTTTTTAAAATCTGACCAACTGTTTTTTACAGTTCGACTTGAAATTTGATAGTCAAGCTTTACATTAATAACATTAAGTTCTTCGCAAGGGTCTATGCTAATACTCAGGTAAAAATTCAGGCCATTACAAGTTTTCAAACCTGTTTTGTAATAATTCGACGTAATCTCCCTTGAAACGCCTTGTTGAAATGTAAACTTACACGTCTTCATGGCATTTGAGACTCGTTGTTGCAATTCCGCATAGCTTTTTTGTTCATCTGTATACACGAAGAAACTGCTGCTAAATGCAACTGTATTGTTTTTGGCCCAAGAGCGCAGCTTGTTCCAAGTTACGTATATCCAATCAAATTCACTATACATTGCAATTATCACAGGTGCCAGTGAGGTTAAGCTCATCCAATTAATTACAATATTGTTTGCCACAGCATTATAAATGTTTATAACCGTCATGATTGAAGTTAGGGATATTAGCACGAATATAAAGATTTTTTTCATGTTTAATCTGCACCTCCCTATCACTAGGCGTATTTTAACACACCTAACTCTGTTATCAAACTTTTAAGTTAAAAGCCATATCCCCTAAACTTTGGACGGCTTAAGGATATGGCTAAACGATAGAAAACACTATTACTAGTGGTCTCTTTGTGTACTCTATTTTAGCACACGGGGACGAAGCTAAAAAGGAGAAATAATTATGGCAAGTTATGAAAAACGTGGCAAGAAAACACGTGTTGTTGTATCTGTCACGGAAGGAACAGTTAGAAAGAAAGTTAGCCGAACGTTTGCAACCAAGAAAGAAGCTCAAAAGTGGGCTGTGAAGATGGAAGCTGAACGCAATGATGGCGTTAGTATTGCTGGGTCATCAATGACGTATGCCGAATATTATGAACAATGGGTTAAGGATTATAAGTATGGCAACCTTAAACCAACAACGGAACTGTAA